AATGAGTTTGAAACATTATCAGACTATTTGACTAAAAGCTATGAAGATGGCTTTATTGGTACAATGTACAATCTACAGGGGCAGGGTATTCCTTTGGTGTTCCCATTGGACCAGGAACAGATAGTTGCAGCCATTCAGCACGAAACAAAGCTATCATCAAACCTATACACAGCATTGGGGCTTGATGTAAAGGAACTTAATAAGAAAATAGCCGGGGAAATCAGCCGGGGAATTGCTACAGGGGCAATGTATGCTGAAATTGCAAGAAATGTTGCAGGATATGCAAGGATTCCAAGGAATAATGCTATGAGGATTGCCCGGACAGAAGCACACCGGATTCAAACCAAAGCTTCTATGAATGCCTGTGAGAAGGCAAAAAGCAAAGGTGCGGATGTGGTGAAGCAGTGGGATTCTTCCTTGGATAAAAGAACAAGGGATTCTCACAGGGATGTTGATGGGGAAATCAAAGAGTTAGAAGAAAAGTTTTCAAATGGCTTGATGTACCCAGGCGATCCAAGTGGAAGGCCTGAAGAAGTCATAAATTGCCGGTGTGCATTGTTACAAAGGGCAAGATGGGCATTGGGTAACAGCTATACAAAATGGTCAGAAGATGCACCTATTGTGATTGATGATGATGGTACCACACAATTCACTATCATTGAAGCCAAGAATTATGAGGATTTTCAGAAGAAGTACCATAAAGCTGTTGAAAAAATGGGAGAAAGTGGTAAAATTAGTGTAAAGAAAAACTATGATTCCGACTTGGCAAAGAAATTCGGCAAGGAACACTATGACGGAATGCATAATTTGATTGATTCCTGTGATAATAAGGAATTGAAGCTTGTTTGGGAAAAATATGAACAGGAAATAGGTGTTGGTGATGCATCTTATTCAGGCCACGAACATTACAAACCAAGTACCAAGAAGATATATCTAAACGGAGCAAGAGATGCCAAGGGTTCAAATTGGCAATCCCCATACCAGGTTACCTTCCACGAAAGTGGGCATAACATTGATTTTGTTGCAAATGCAAAAGCAGGTGGATATAGTTTTCAAGCATTTTCTTATACTTATGAAGATAATAAATTCGGCAAAACCATTAAGGCAGAAGTTGATTCTTTAGTAAATAAATATGATGCAGAGTTGAAAGCTGCCTTTAAACAACACAAGGATGATTTTGAATGGTTGCATAATAATGGATTTATTAGTAATTGGGAGTATAATTTCCATAAAGATTATGGTACTTGGCCTAGTGGCAAACCTAAATATGCAAAATCATATGCATATAAAGCACTTGAAAAAGAAATTAGATTGCTTGATTCAATGAGTAGGGCTGATTTGTCAGATATACTTGAAGGGGCAACCAAGGGAAAAGTCAAGTGTGGTTTTGGTCATGGCAATTCATATTGGAAAGATGAATCGAGTTTACCAGTAGAAGCATTTGCAGAAATGTTGGATAGCGAAATGGCAAATCCGCAAAGTCTTGAAACCATCAAAAAATATTTACCTGAATCATATAAGGTATTCTGTGAAATGTTAAGTATTATGAAAGGACTGTGATATTATGGATGAATGGTTATTTAAGTACATAGATACATTTGATGAAAACTTTCCTACACATATGATGATGGGCAAATCTGAAGAAGAGATAGTGAGCATCATAAAAAACTGTATCGAGGAAGGTAAACCTTACAAGGTTGAAGGGGAAGGCAACATTTATTAGAAAGCACTTTGCAGAATAGGCAGGGTGCTTTTTTCATGCGAAAAACTGAATAACTGATATTTAAGGGCAAGGTGAAAAACGGACACACAGATGCGGTGTTGCGGAAATACCTGCCCTTTTAATATGCAAAAAAGAAGGGAGAGAATTATGTTTATTTCAAAAAAGAGATTCAATGAAGAGATTAACAAAGCACTTAGACAGGAAGAGGAAAAACGGTACATCCATCAAAGGATTGATGAAACCGGTAGGTATGCACACGAAAGAATTGATAGGCTTGAAAGAATGGTGTATGAACTTGAATCCATTGTAAAAGCACCACTTGTTACAGAAGGGGTTGCCTTACAAGAGGTAGAAGCTAAAACAACATTATAAGAAAGAGAGGAAAGCAACATGAAGAAGATTGATTGGTTAAGGAAGCTTACAAGCAGAAAACTGTGGGTGTCTATTGCATCATTCGTAAGTATGCTGATTGTGGCATTGGGTGGTGCGGAAGCAGAAGCAACACAGGTTACAGCACTGATTATGGCAGGTGCTTCAGTGATTGCTTATGTAATCGGTGAAGGCTTGACGGATGCTGCAAGCATAGCTGATGGCACAGAAGAACAGGAGTGATAGGCAATGGAATTAAAAGTGATTGATGTATCAAAGCATCAGGGCAAGATTGATTGGGCAAGGGTAAAGGCCCACATTGATGGTGCTATTATTCGGTGCGGATATGGGCAGGACATTAAAACACAGGATGATGAACGATTTGTTGAGAATGTGGAAGCCTGCATTAAGCATGGCATCCCTTTTGGTGTTTACCTGTATTCCTATGCAAAAACAGTTGATATGGCAAAGGGTGAAGCTGCCCATGTATTGCGGTTGTTGGCACCTTATAAGGGCAAGCTGTCATATCCGGTATATTATGACCTGGAAGAACCGGGAACCGAGAAAACAGCAGTGGAAAGGGCCAAGGCATTTGCCAAAATCATTGAAGTTGAAGGATATATGTGTGGCATATATGCAAATCAGCATTGGTGGCAATCATACCTGAAGAATCAGCTTGACGGATATACCAAATGGGTGGCCAAATACAGCAACAGCAAGCCTGTTGGTATCAGTGGCACCTATGATATGTGGCAGTATTCTTCAAAGGGCAATGTCCTTGGAATCAATGGCTATGTTGATATGAATATTTGTTATAGGGATTTCCAGGCTGAAAAGCAACCTGACAAAGCAGAAGAAGGGGTGAAAGAAGTGAGTGCAATCATCAATGCATATTCAAAGAAAAAGGATGGCAACAAAAAGCTTTCTGCCAATTTCAAAGTGAAGGAATTTGCCTGCAAGGATGGCAGTGATCCAATTTTCATTGCACTGGAATTGGTGGATATTTTGCAGAAAGTCAGAAACCATTTTGGAAAGGCTGTGGTTATAAACAGTGCCTATAGAACACCGGCTTATAACAAGAAGGTAGGCGGTGCTACATATTCACAGCATTTATATGGAATGGCTGCTGATATAAAGATTAATGGTGTAAAGCCAAAGCAGGTGGCAGCTTACATTGAAACACTGATGCCGGGCAAAGGTGGCATTGGTATTTATTCCACTTTCACACATGTTGATGTGAGAGAGAAAAGAACGAGATGGAATGGTTGATAAGGGCATCCAATAGGGTGCCTTTTCATATTGCCTGAAGGTGGCATTTATACCTTCAAATATGCCCTGCCGAATGGCATTAAAACTAGGCTTGTCTACCGGTGGCACCGGATAAAACAGCAGACAAAGGAAAGGAAAAGATATGGAGTTTTTAAAAGAGTTATTGGGTGAAGAACTTTATTCACAGCTTGTGGCAAAAATCAATGAACACAACGGAAATGAAGCAAACAAGGATAATCAGATTAAGATTGCGAACCTTGGCACCGGTGAATATGTCGGCAAGGGTAAATATGATGCCCTGAATGATTTATTAAAGGGAAAGGATGCTGAACTTACAACAGCCAATGGCCTGATTGCCGAGTTGAAGAAGGGAACCAAGGGGAATGAGGAATTGCAGGGCAAGATTACCGGCTATGAAACGCAGGTGGCAGAATTGCAGGCACAGCTTCAGGAAACCAAGATTAAATCTGCAATCAAGGTTGCTTTGTTATCTGAAAAGGCGGTGGATGTTGATTATCTCACATTCAAACTGAATGAGAAGCTGAAGGAAAAGGGTGAATCCTTGGAACTTGATGAAAATGAAAATATCAAAGGTTGGGATGATAAGCTTTCCGGCTTGAAAACACAATTCCCAACAATGTTTGAAACAGCAGGTAAGGATGGCTACCAGGTGCTTGGTGATAATAGATTGCCAAGTGGTGATGATGGCAGAAATGCAGAGCCAAAGAACCTTGCTGAAGCATTACAGCAAAAATATGAACCTACAAAATAAGAAAGGTAAAGGTGAAGAATTATGGCAGTACAGACATTAGAAGAAATCAAAAAAGGTATGGCAGACAAGGTATTTGATAAGATTGTTGATATTTTCCTTAGAGAATCAGCAATTTTACAGGTACTTCCGTTTGATGATTGTGTTTCCGCATCAGGTGGCGGTTCCACAATGAAGTATAAGTATTTAAGAAAGGTATTACCTGCAACAGCCCAGTTTCGTAAGTTGAATGGAAGCTACACTGCTTCTGCTGCAACAAAGCAGGAATATGAAGCAGCCCTTGCTATTATGGGCGGTGAAGTACAGATGGACCGTGTATTAAATAAGGTGTCCGGCAAGTTTGACAACCTTGCATATCAGATTGAGGAACACATCAAGGCTGTTGTTTCTTTGTTCCATTACACCTTAATCAATGGTGATGCGGTTACCACAGCAGCAACCAACGAGCCACAGTTTGAAGGTTTGGATTCCATGCTTGCGGGAACCACCACAGAATACAATGCAACCAAGTCTATTGACTTATCCAACATTACCAATCTGAAGAATAATGCTGATGAATTCTATGAAGCATTAACACTTTTGATTAAGGCAACGGATGCAGATGCACTTCTGCTGAATACTGATATGATTACCAAGATTCAGACAGTGGCAAGAATCCTGGGATATAAGACCGAAACCGAGGAAGCATTCGGTAAGAAGGTTACTAGCATTGATGGAATCCGCTTCATGGATTTACAGAACCATTACACTGTATCTGAAGGCAATGTTGCTGTTCCCAATGCTGTTGTTAAGAAGGGTATTTCAAGAACTGTTGGCGGTTCCGAGGTTACCGGATTAACTGATATTTATGCAGTTAAGTTTGATGTAAATGATGGCTTCCATGGAATCAGCTTGAATGGTTCAGCAGTTATTGATCAGTATCTTCCTAACTTCAATGCACCGGGTGTAATGAAGAATGCAGAAGTTGAAATGATTGCTGCAACAGTATTGAAGAATACACAGCACGCAGGTGTATTGAGAAACATTAAGATTTCATAATAAAAATAATGATTGAGGTGGTGGGGGAGCCTGCCACTTCTTTTTCAGAAAGGTAAAGGTGAATAATATGGCAGCAAAGAAAGTAGAAAAGAAAGCTAAAACTTATGTAGTAAAGGTGAAGAACAATCCCAATTTTGTTGGAATGGGTGCCGGTGGTGTTCAGTTTGCTTATGGAAAGGCAGAAAATGTTTCTGAACGTATGGCAGAATGGTTCAAAGAGCATGAAGGTTATGAGGTAACAGAAATGGAGCCTGCCGGAGAACCTACCGGGGATGCTGAATAATGAAAGGGGGAATTCCCTATGATTATTTCAGTGGAAGAAGCAAAAAAGCATATTAAAACGGATATGGAAGATTCAGTGCTTGAAGATAAGCTTCAGGCATTGGAACTTGCCATTAGAGGTTATACCAACAATAACTTTCAAAAAAGGGGCTTCCGGTACCAATGCCCTATAGTGGCACAGATGCTGTACCTGACAAGCCCTATATTGGAAGTGGGTGACACAGTGCAAATATCACAATCCTTCTACAATAATGGCATATACACCATTACTGAAATGGATGAAGATTTTATTGCACTGAATAAAAAGCTTGTTGGTGAACCTGATGTATGGGTAACAAAGGTGGAATATCCCCAGGATGTGCAGATGGGTGTATTGAACATGCTGAAGTGGGATTTGGAAAACCGGGATAAGGTTGGGATAGCTTCTGAAACCATTTCCCGGCATTCTGTGACCTATTTTGACCAAAGTGCAAGCAATACCTTACTTGGCTATCCTGTTGCATTGGTAGGCTTCCTGAAGCCTTATATGAAGGCGAGGTTCTAAGGGGGTGCTTATATGATTGGTGGCAATGTTGATGCTGTTCTTCAGGTAAGCACCACTACAAAGAATGAAATAGGTGAAAAGGTGCAAAATTGGCATAATGCGGTGGAGTTTACCGGGTTCCTTGATTTGGTTAGTGAAACCACAAACCGGACAACCTACAATGCCAAAATCCAAGAATCAACACACATCTTTATTTGCGATTATAAGCCGATTCCTGCCACTTTGTTGGTTGATGGTAAAACTGTCAAGGTGTCCACAGAAAATGCAAGGATGGTGGCAAATTCGCAGAGATATGATGTGAAGCTGATTGATGATCCAATGGAATTGCACCAACACCTTGAAATCTATCTGAAGTATACAGGGGGGCAGTGATTATGTCAGTTGAATTTACAGACAACAGTGCAAGAGTAATAGCTGCCCTTGATGATGCTGTGAAAGCATATCTGTATGAAGCCGGGGGTGAATTAGAAGCCCAGGTAAAAAGGAATACAAGGGTTGGCACCGGGCAGTTGAAAAATTCATGGACCTATAAAGTGGATGAATCCAAGGGTGAATGTGTTGTTGGTTCACCTTTGGAAAATGCCATTTGGGAAGAGTTTGGAACCGGTGAATATGCCTTGCATGGTGATGGTAGAAAAGGCGGTTGGTATTATCAGGATGATAAAGGCAATTGGCACCATACCTATGGTAAGGCACCACACAGGGCCTTCCAACGTGCTTTTAATTCCTTGAAAAATGCATTGATTAGTAGGGCTGAACAAGTCCTGAAAGGTAGGATGAAATGACAACCAAAGGATTGAATATCATATCAGAAGCCATGGAAGCCCTTGGGTTGAATTATGCCTTTGCAGAATGGATCGGGAAGCCCAAATATCCGTATTTTGTGGGCGAGTATCAGGAGATAACACCAACAAATGAAACCGGTATGCAGGAATCCACCTTCTTGCTGACAGGCTTTTCAAGAGATTCATGGCTTGCATTGGAAAATGCGAAAGAAGCTATAAGAGATTATTTCAATAAAGTAAGCGGAAAAACGGTCATTGCCGAGGATGGTTCGGCAGTGGCTATTTTTTATGCAAACAGCTTTGTATTACCCACCGGGGATGCAGAGTTGAAAAAGATACAGATTAACTTAGATGTGAAAGAATGGAGTGTGAATTAGTATGGGATTAAAAAGCGGTATTACAGCAGGAACACCGGCAAAAATTCCTTTCGGAGCCGGTGTGTACTTCCAGGGCATTGCCTATGATGAAAAGGTTGCACCTACATTGGATGCTATTAAAAAGGCAATCATTGGTGCTACCCAGGAAGGCGGTTCCTTGACCATTACACCTGAAATCTTTGCACCTGAATTGGATGGTGCATTGGTGAAGTTGGCAGAACTTCAGACAAAGGTTGGCGAAACAGCACAGATGGAAACATCATTTGCTGAATTAACAGCGGACCTTGCTGCAAAGTCGGTAATCGGCAATGTCGGTGAAACCACAGACAAGGCCTATGATGTTGTTACATCAGCAGATTTCATTGCAGAAGGCCATTTCTACAATGGTTTTGGCTTCTATGGTGAGCATTTGGATGGTAGACCTATGATTGTAATTTTCAAGAAGGCTTTGTGTACTTCCGGCTTTGCTATGGAACCGAAAAACAAAACCAATTCTGTATTCAAGGGTACCTTTGAATGTTGTTCTGATATTGAATACGGAACCACCAAACTGCCTTATGCAATCTTCATTCGCAAAACTGAAGGTTGGGTAAGAGAAGAAGTTGAAAATGTAGCAGCATAAGAAAGGAAAGAGATAACCTATGAGCAAAGCAATTAAGGAAGCAAATATTGAAGAAGTAGTGGAAGAAGTAGCAGTGGAAGAAGTGATTGAAAGGCCATACAAATTGAGGAAACTACAGGATGATGACCTTTTCCCATTGTTACTGCTTCTTAGAAAAATTGGCTTCAAGGATGCCAAAGAAATCTATTTGAAGAACAAGGGCAGTGTGAAATTCGATCCGGCAGATTACGAAACGGAAGAAGAAGCAAAGAAGGCATTGGATGAACTTAAGAAAAGGAAGGGTGTGGATATGGTGTTTGAATTTGCAGAATTCATTCTGTCAAAGCTTGATACCCACAGCGATTCCATTTATGAATTCTTTTCAAGATTGGCAGGGGTTCCGGCTGAAGATATTAAGAAAATGGAATTCGGTACATTGCCTTTAATGGTCTTTGATTGTATCAGCGAGGTAAAGAACACAGCTTTTTTCAAGGTGCTTTTCAAATTGCTTTAATAGGTGAATTTGAATTCATGGACTTGTTGTATTCCAAGTACGCAAGTCCTATTGAATTCATGAATTTGTATATTAACAATGGGCAATTTGGAGAGTTTGTGGAAAATATCATCAGTAAAGAGAATCAGAGAAGGCAGGAAGAAGCGGAAAAGGACAATGAGCAGAAGTTGTGGACACTGTATGTGCATTCTATGACGGATAAATCATTTAATGATTGGAAGGCCCAGGTGCTTCATTCTTCCGGCAATGCATCCATAGGAAAGGATGCAGATTTGACAGATTCCGATATTGATAAGATTATGAAAAAATTGTTCCCGGAATAATAAAGGGTGAAGCTTATGGAATTGTTTAGATTGCTAGGAACTATAGCAGTGGACAATACAGAAGCGAACAACGCATTGAGGGAAACATCACAGAATGCACAGGATTCGGCAAATGAAACAGAATCAGCATTCAGCAAGATTGGCGGTGTGGCCAAGAAGGTTGCCATTGGAATAGGTGCAGCCGGGCTTGCAATCGGTGGTGCATTATTCGGTGCGGTAGAAAGTACAAGAGAATACAGGGCAGAAATGGGATTGCTTGAATCTGCCTTTTTAACAGCCGGGCATTCATCCGAGGAAGCCAAAAGGACTTATTCAGATTTGAATGCTGTACTTGGTGATTCAGGGCAAGCGGTGGAAGCATCACAGCACCTTGCCAAGATAGCAGATAATGAAAAGGAATTATCCGAACTTACAGGGATATTGACCGGTGTATATGCCACTTTTGGTGAATCCCTTCCCTTGGAAGGATTGGCTGAAGGCATCAACCACACAGCATCCCTTGGGGAAGTGCAAGGAAGCCTTGCAGATGCCCTTGAATGGTCAGGAATCAGTGTTGAAA